CGAGCGTGCCGTTGATCGTCCGCTCTTGCTGGGTCGCCTCGCCGATCACGGACAGCGTTTGCGTCAGGCCGCGCGCCTGATACAGCATGTTGCCGAACGACGAGATCGTCAGGAGTGTATCGGCTTGCGTTGGCAGGATGTTTTCAAATGGCATGATATTATTCTTTCAATCCTGTCAGGTGCTCATGGCTTGGCACGACAGCCGAAACCGAGTTCACGTCCTCGCCGATGTTCGTGTAGTAGAAGCCGTTTTTCCCGTTCCCGCGCGTCTGTTGCGCCTTCGCGAGAGCGTTGGCCCGCATATCACTATAGGGCGTGCTCGGCGTGTTCTTCATCGGCCCGCTGATCTGATAGGCGCGAACAGCGGGCTTCGCGAACATCGATACCGAAGTCCCGTCACTAAAGCGGGCGGTGCCCGGCCTCGGATAGTAGTCGTTATCCGGCGGTTGAGCGTTGTAGCCGGTCCTGAGTGAGCCCTGATTGTTATACCCGGTGCGCTCCAGCCTATCGAGGGTCTTTGCCCCCGCGATCAGGGTCTTCCCATACTCGCGCGTGCCGTCCCATCCACGTCCGTCCGCCGGGACACCGATGCGGGCTTCGAGCGCAACGTGCGCGGCGTTTCGAGTGCCGACATGGACCGGCCCGGTTTTTCCGGGGAAGCCTGTCGGCGAGCCGTGATACCATACGGGGAGATGACTGCCCGCTAGTCCACGAGGGTCGCTTCCGTGCCCGAGTGCATCCTTTGGCATCTTACTTCATCCATGAGGGGTTAGAGCCTGCCGCCGAAGCTTGGCGCGCAATAGCAAAGCTGGAGAGATCGTCAATGGTGCTCTTCGGCCCTCTCAAGCCATTGAACGAGCGCCCATCGATCGACAGGTTCAAGGTGCTCGTGGCCGGGATCACGTTGCTCCCGCCGCCCATGCGGACCGGAGACGCAACGAGGCCGCCAGCCGCGAAGCCGGGCAGCATCATGTTGTTGAGCGCGTGGAAGAGCCCAGCGCCATAAGCTTGCACGGCCGCCGCCTTGACGACGAACTCGCCGTTGGACAGACGAGCCATGATGCTGTCGCTCGTGCCGGTGCCGGGTCCTTGAATGTGGCCGCCCGCCGCGTGCCCCGGAACGGAGGCTCCGCCGCTCGACGCGGATTGGCCGCCGCCCTCAGTTCCGCCCGCTGGGTTGTTCCAGCCGCCGCCCGTGAGTAGGCTCTTGACCTTCGCGATGACATCGAGCAGCCGCTCCCAGAAGCGAGTGACCGAGTTGTCTTTGATCGCTTCCCATGCTTTCTCGATAGCTGGCTTGATATCGTCGAAGTGCTGAATGAGGAGCACCACGGCCCCGCCGATTAGCCCGATGACCACGGTCCATGGCGCGAACGCTAAGACGACGACCCCGATCGCGGTGGCGACGCCGATGACAGCCGCCCTATGTTTCTCGACGAACTGCGTGATCTGTTCCCAGTGGTCCCGAAGGTAGCCGACCGCGACAACAATCCCGCCGATGGCCGCCACAACGAGACCGATTGGCCCGAGCGACGTGGCGATGAACACGCCGATGCCGATGAACGCGGCTTTGACGAGGTCAATCGAGTGGATGAGTTCACCGCCGCCCAGCCGCTTGCTGAGGTCATTGATCTGTTGGGTGATGAAGTCAAACGCCTTACCGGCTTCCTTAGCCATTCCCTTCACGACATCGGCGAACGCGACGATGCCGGAGATGAAATGATGCAGAGCGCCATCGGTGTCCTTGATGCTATCTTGGACGCCGCGCAGAAACGCGGTGAAGGCGGGCGCAACCGCGAGCGCGAAGCGCTGCGATAGGATACTGATCTCGAAATTAAGCCCGGCGAGCGCGCCCCGGAATTTCTCGACCGTCTGCCGCGCCTCTTCGGTGTTTAGGCTCTCTGCGCTTTTGCTAAACCGTTGAAGCTCGTCGCTGTCGTGCTCCAGAACCGCCAAAAGCTCAGAGCCGACGCCACCGAGCGCGGTCATCGAGGTCGCCGCCAGCCGGTTGACAAGCGCCAACCGCTGTTGCTGAGAAATCTGGTCGTTGGTGGCCTTCGACAGCGTCTTGCTCAGCGAGATCATGGTCTCGTAAGCGTCGGGTTGGCCGTCCTTGTTCTTGGTCGTCTCCGCCGCCTGCGCGATGATCGCTTGCGTCAGATGTTGAACCGAGACCTCGGCCAAATCAACCTGCGCGGCCACGCCCTTATTGCCGCTGACGATGCCGTCCAGCGCGTCGCGGATGCTGGAGACGTTGGTCAGCGCGAGCTTGGCCGCCTTCTGCTCAGCTTCGCCGCGAGCGATGATCGCCGACTTGACGCGGTTCTCGTCTTTCTCACGCTGCTCGGCGTCGTCGCGCGCATCCTTCGCGGCCTTGCGCCGGAGGTCGTCGTACTCGGCTTCCATTTGCTGGCGCTTGAGCGCGGCGTTCGCCGCCTTCTCTTGCTGCGCGACGAGGGCGTCGGCCTCGGCCCGGCGAGCGGTGTCGACCGACTGTTGGGCCTGTGCGATCTGTAGGTTCTGCTTCGCGGCAGCCGATGGCGGCCGACCTTCAAGTTCGGCGAGCCGCTGCTCTGCGGCGGCGACGCTCAACTGTGCGCCGGTAACACTCTGCATCGCGCCAAGCTGTTCCGAGGCGGCGTGCTGAGCGGCGAACTGGAGCTTGATGTATGACTGCTCGACCGCAAGGTTGTTCTTCGCCATCTGCGCGCTGCGCTCTTCGGCATTATCACCGAGAGCCTTCTGCGCGTCTTGGACGCCGAGGATGGCGGACCGCACGCGCAACTGCGCGGCGTCGTTCTCGTTAGCGTAGTTCTTGATGCTCTCGGAGATGGCGGGCCATTCGCGCGCGATCGTGATCGTCAGTCGGTTGGCGAAGCGCTCAAAGGCTTCGACCTTCACGCCCGAAGACGCGAACACTGCCTCGATGTCTTGCAGTTTACCGACGCTGGTCCCAAAGGCGTCAGCCAACAACTGGGTCTTCTGCGTTAGCTCAGTCTGTTGCTCGATGAATAGCACGGTCGCGGCGGTGACGGCGGAGATCGCGCCCACGACAAGCCCGAACGCCTCGGCCGCCAACTGCGGCCCCTTGAGCCCGTTTTTGAAGGCTTCGTCGAGCTTTTTCCAGTTCTCTTCGGTTTTCTCGGCGACGCCCTTCATCTTCTCAAGGAACTCGTCGTCGCCCTTGAGGAGAATTTGTGCTACTAGGGGATCAATCTCACTCATTCAAAGCGTCCTTGAGGATTGCCGGGAAGTCATCCATCGCCTTGATCATGATCTCGGTGATGTGGAACTTCTTGGGGATGGTGACACTGGGGACGCCGAAGTATTTTGGTGCACGGTCTTTGACGGAAAACAGAAGCGGCACGCCGCCTGCCTTGCGGTTGACCGAGAACAGTTGGTCACCGTACTTGCTGGCTTGAATACCCTCGGCATCGGTGCCGCTGATCGGAAGCCATAGGAGCGGGTTGCCGCTGATCGTTCCGCCGGTCTCGAAGATGGCTGCGTTCGGCGCGTCCACGGTGGCCGTAACCGTGTTGCCCTCGACCTCGACGCTCACTCCTTGAAGATACTTGTCGCCGAACCTGCCCGCGCCCGTGATGTCGGCCGTCATCTCTTTGAGCATCATCGAGGCGACCATATTGAGCGCCACGCTAAAGGCCGCATCGAACTTCTCGGCGGTCTCGTCGATACTCCTCTTGAAGCCCGACGTGTCGATGGTGAACGACATCTCCACGACTAGAAATCCTTCTCCCAATCGGCGAACTGCTTGTCGATGACTTTCCCGTCGGTGCTCTGCGAGAGGAGCAGCAACGACAGTTGTTCGTGGTGCTCGCGAGCCCTTCGTTTGGACGCGAGGAAGGCGTAGGCGGACAACTGTCTGGGGGTGTAGCTCCAGACTAGGTCGGGGGAGTGTCCGGCGGCGATGAGGGCTTCGATGCTGGCAGCGAGTTCATATCCGGCACCTTTGAAGAGAGGCCGGAGTTGGCTGCGCCGACGAGGGCCATGATCCTCTCGACGAAAGGGGCGAACCCCTTCGTGAAGGTCAACCTCCCTACGGCTTCCAAGATGTCGAATTGAGCTTCAACCGACAGATTGGACGCCGCTTCCTCCGCTGCTTCATTGCCGAGATCGCCGGACGCCGCTGCGATGATCGCCGCGACTGCATCGGGCGCGACCGTAAGGAACGCGCCTAAATTAAAACCATCTCCGCTGACCATCCCCAGAATTTTGGGGAAGCGCTTGAAGATTTCGAGACCCGCCTTGGCACTGACGCCGTGGACGGTAAGAAAGCTGTCGCCGATCGCCACGTCTTCGGACATCGGCGCGAGGTCGGCCAAGTTAAGGCCGGGCTTCTTGGTCATCAGGTATTCCTTATAACGGAGGGGGACATCCATAAGGCCGGGGTTATCGCCCCCGGTTACTCGTCGAACTCTTGGACGGTGACCGTGCGGGGATGAGGGGCGGGACCGGCTTGGACGCCGTTGCGCGCGTTGTGGTTCACGTAAATGTCGATCACGAGTTCCTCGACCAATTCCGGCTCAGTCGGAGCTTCCTCGACCGGGGGAGCTTGCTCGACCGGGGGAGCTTGCTCAACTGGAGCTTCCTCGGTGGCTACAGGGGCCTCAGAAACGGGGGCTGGAGCGGCTTCCGGCTCGGCGGCCACTTCCGGGGCCACTTCGACCACGGGCGCATCCTGAGCGACGTCAGCGGGATCATAGGTCACTTCGGGCTGGGTTTCGTCGGTCATGGGGGAGCCTCCGTGGTGGGGATAGGGTTTTTCACGGCCCCGGCTCGTCCGTGACGAGTTTTCAGGGGCCGTGACGATTTTTCACCGATCAGGATCGTATATCAGCCGCTCCGGCCGATAAGGATACCGTATCGCCTTAGAGGACGTTGGATGGGTCCTGCGGCAGCGTGACGGTCGCGGTGCCGAAGGTCTGCGTGTTCTGATCGAACAGCACGTCGCCGTCCAGATCGATCACGCCCCACGTATTTGCAATCAGGCCCAGCGCCTTCGCGGGCGAGAGCTTGACGAGCGGGAAGTTGACGGTCCAAACCGGGCCGATGTCGTTGGTGCCGACGAATTTGACCGCCCCGTAGATAACCGGGCTCGAAAAGATGTCGATCGTGTCGGGCGTCGGGGACGGGCCGCCGGTCGGCAAACCAAGCAGGGCGAAGCCCATGTTGCGCGCGGTCATCTCTTCCAACTGCATCGTGAGCGACCCAGCCAATTCGACCACGGCGGTGAAGTCCTTCACGCGCACGCCGGTCCGGCTGGAGTAGTGGTCAAGCTGAGTGACCTTCGCCATAAATTCGAACTGCGGGACGTTGCCGCAGTCGGTGAACACGCTCTCGCCGAGCAACTTGATGCTGACGATGCCCTTACCGATGTAGTAGTTGCCGATGTTCGGGGAGCTTAGCGAGCCTTCGATATTGTTGGTTCCAATGGGCATAGTTCTCTCCGTTAAGCTGCCGCGAACTCATCTGGGATAAACGGATAGCCGAAGGTGATCGACAACCCCATCTGCCCTTTCATCTGACGGTTGCGCGCCAAGTCGGTGTAGCAACCATCCAATACAATCGAACCGTTCGCTCCCGTGTAGGTCTGGAGCAGAGCGTCATGCAGGACCAAGTCCACGATCGCTGCACGCGCCAAGTTCAAATCTTCTCCTACGTGGACGTTCTGCGGCTTGCGCACGTCGAGCACCACGTAAATCTCCGGCGTCATCTTCATCATACCGGGGCCGGACCGTTCGCCGCGCCCCGAATTGGGCGGGAAGCGTGGGTCTCTGACCTCATCGGCATCCAAGAGGACGATGCCCGGGACCTTCTCCGCAGGAAGCTCATCGCGGTTGTGCACGATGTTGCCCGCTGCGATGACGGACCCGTCTGTTAGCGTCACGGAGAGGCCCGACAAGATTGTCATCAGCCTCGCCAAAATAAGTGCCCGTCTGTCCGCTCTAGCCGTCATCGACGCACCGTAAATTCCCAAAGTACCGTGACCCCGGCTGGCGCTGTCCTCTTCGGCTTGCACGTCATCGGCAAGATTTCGTTCACGACTGGTGGGTTCGCCGGGGGCTGTACGAACGTCACCAATTGATCAAGCTCACTGTCAGGCGGCGTTGACTGCACTTCCGGGTTTTTCGCCGACAGGAAGACCTTTCGGTCAACCGGGTTGGCGAGATCGGAAGGCTTCTCACGCGGGTTGTATTCTACTATCGCGACCCGACAGGGCCGGTCTGTTCCCGCGCGACGGAGGACGGCATCCATACCGAAGAAAGTGATAAGGTTGTCAGCATCCGTAATCGCCTGATTGTAGTCGAATTTCGCGGTCATTTTATGTTATCCCCCTACCCCGAACAACTGGCTATTTCGGGCTCAGCGGATGACGGTCCGGCCACCGCCAGAACTGAGCAACCCAGCCTTGGAGATCATCCGGTCCACGATGGGAAACGAAGCAAAGAAGCCGAGACCAAACTTGGTGTCGTAAGATGTCACGGTCTCCAGCGGCCCGACCTTCTTCGTGATCGAGGAGACGACGCCGCCTGCGCCGACGAGGTTCGGATCATAGTCGGGCTGCAAGGCCACGCCATTGAGGACCCTGTTCGCGAGTTCGGCGCACGCGGCGCGGATCGCTTTCGGGATACCATTGACGGTGTCGCCGTTGTAGTCGATCACACCTTGACGCGGCCATTCGGTGCTTTGAGTGGTGACGGCAGGCGTGAGATAAGAGACGCCGCTGAGCGCGTAGGGTGTGAGCCACGCTTCGAGGAAAGAAGCGTTCTGGCCCATCACGTTCGTGCCGAAGCTTTGCAGAAGCTTGATGCCCGTGAAGCGATACTTTTGATCGATATAGTCCGTCGCCTGCACAATGGCGGCCTGCATAGCCAAAAGCGTCGCGGTCCCCGGAAGGGCGTTGCCACGGCTCGCATGATAGCTTTGCAGGAAAGTCGGATCGATGTACGCATTCGCGCCGTCGATACTGAGGACGGTTGAGGTCGTGGTCACGTTCGCGCCGGTTGACCACGTGATCTCGCCGCCCGCAGGCCAATCAGCCATGTTCCCATTCGTGGTGTGGATAGAGAACTGGATGCCATTGGCGGCGACTTGAGTGACTGTGAACGGGAGGGATTGAAACGTCGGGGCTTCGCTCAGCGACGTGCCGTC